TTTCTAGCAGCGTTTAAAGCTTCTATTTCCCATTCTATTTTTTCTAGCTCATCTTCTGCTACCATTTGTGGGACATGCTCATAATATTTAGTTTTAAGCATTGGGTGATACAAAGAAAGCAATTTCTGTAAAGCAATTTTTTCTTTAGGAACATTTAAAGTACCGTCTCTAAAACAAATGGAGAACTCATGTTAGTTGCATATCTTAATTCTCTTTGAGAATTTTTTTCTGTATCAAACCACAATAATGGATGTCTTCTTGTGTGTCTACTAGGTATAGTATAAGTTAAAGGTTCTTTTTTACCTTTAAGTATATAAGTTCTATCTTTTACTTCCCAGCTATCTTTTTTAACTGGTTTTTTAGGAGTAGCAACCGCTACTTCTACTTGTGGAGTTTCTTCAACTACCACTTCTTTTTGTTTCTTTTTTTTCATGATATAATAAAATTAAATAATTAAGGTATTGGGCGCCGAAGCGCCCTTACCTATATAAAAATTACACTCCTTTGAATAATACAAAGTTGTTAGCAGCTTGAGTTACTAAACATCTTTCTGAAAGGAAGTTAACCTCCATTGCATCAAGATCTGAAGTAAATGCTCCACCTGCAGAACCTGTTAACCAAGATTTCATTCTTCTATCATCAGCTTGAGAAGCTCTATATCTTACGTGTAAGAAAGGTCTTCTGATGTTAGTTCCTAAAATTTGATCGTAAACAGTAGTAGTACCAGCAGGAACTAAAACTCCTTCAATAGAGTTTGGTCCAGTCATAGCACCACGTGTAGAAGCGTCATTTAAGTATTTCCAGTCTGTTTTATAGAAATCATAAGAACCTCTTCTAAAACCGCTAAAACCTAAGTTTAAAGCCATTTCTTCTGAGTTTTCAAATAATCCAAAAGCAGTACCACCTGCAGATCCAGCTGATATAGCAGCAAGCATATCATCAAAATCTAAAGCAGTTTGTCTATCTAAGAAAAGCATGTTTTCTTCAATAGCTCCTTGAGTATCTAAGTTTCTTAAAATACCGTCAAAGTCACTGATACCAGTAGCAGCAGCAAATCCAACTTGTACATTACCTCTGTCTTCGATAGCAGCAAAAAGACCTTGAGTACCTTTTACTTTATCACCAGCAGCAATTGCACCACCTGTATTTAATTCACCTTCAACACACATCATTTCAAGGTAATCCTCAAATCTAAGTCTTGTTTCAGACTCAGCTTTTAGATACCATAAGTATCCACCAGTTCCATCTTCTGTAGCAACTTCTACCCAACCGATTTGTGCCATATCAGAACCATTTACAACGTATTTGTTTCTAATGATGATAGGGTTGTTTTGGTATTGAGTAAATTGTGGATCAACACTAATGTATTCATTACCTGTAGCAGCACCAGCTCCAGAATAATTTGGAGTAGTAGAACCTTTGAAATATTCAGAACCGTAAACAAATACTTTTACAGCACCTACTAAACCAGCTCCTGCTAAGTTAGCAGCTGTGTAAGGTTGTACAGTAATTGTTCCAGCAGCACCTGGAGTTGAAGCAGATACAAAACATTTCGCTTCAGCACCAAAGTCGTCCATAACGACAACTGTTGATCTTGGAGAAATAACATTGTATACACCTGCAACCGCACCTGGGTTAAGTGTAATAACACCGGTAGCACTAACAAAAGTAGCGTTATCGTATGCTATGTGTAATCTATTTTGTTCAGACCAGATTACTTGGTCACTTGTCATAGGAAGCTCAGCACCAACCATTCTTAAGAATCCAGATAAAGTTCTATTACCATATCTTTCAACTTCAGCTTCATAGATCTCAGGCAAATACTGTTGTGCGAAATCCGCAAAATCAGCAGCTGCTTTATCTGTCCACTGTAAATAGTTAGATTGTAAGACTTCTTGCGTTTGACTTGGTACAATAGTACCAAATTGTGGGGTTAAAGCCATTTTTCTAAATTTTAATTATTAAATGTTCGTTTTTTGATTTTCAATTTTGATGAATCCGCTCCACTTACAGCTTTTACCTTAAACCCTTTAACAAATACGTCCCCACTGGCAACCTGCCTCGGCGCTTCTGTAGCTGGATTCTTTGATTGTTTGACTAAGTTTTTAACTCCGTCTGCTTTACCTTGCTCATAAAAATGAGAAGCTAGTTTATCAGCATTCATCGCAGCATATAAAGCTTTATGATAACCAGCCATGTCACCAATATTTCCTTCTTTATCTAAAAATTTATTAACAAAGTTTTCAATATTAGCTTGTGTTTGGCCAACTTTTTCAGGATCTTGAACTTTATATCTAAATTATCAAAACCTTTGAATTCATTTTGGAATAAATCTTTAGTTTGAGTTCTAAAATTTTCCTGAGTTTGCTTTATAGTTTCTTGCTGTTTATTATAACGATTGAAAAAATCCATAGCCTTTTGTTGCTCTTGCGTAACACCTGGTCGCTGTTTTATTTCAGCATAGTATTTAGATTTTTTATTTTCTAAATCTTTTTTAGCATTAGCAACAGCTTCTTTATAAGCTAGTTTTTTTCTACGTATATCTTTTTGCTCATCTAACTCTTCATCATATTGATAATCTTCCATTATAAGATCAATATCTTCTGAGTCTAAATGAGGTTTTGTTTTTCTTAAGTATTCTTTTAATAACTGATCATTGTCTAGTTTAGAATAATCTTTATTAAGTTCTACATAATCCTCTACTGTTCCACCAGTTTCATTCATAAATGTAACTAATTTTTCTACATTTTCTGGTAATTCTGGAGTTTTAATTAATTGAGGTTTTTCTTTTACTTCTTCTTTAGGTTTAACTTCTTCTGTTATTTCTTCAATAACTTCGAGCGAAGATTCTTCTTTAACATCTGTATCGCTGACCCGTACTTGTTCGTCCACTTTCTTGCTATCTCCGGGTGTTTCGCCCACAGGAACTTCCTCTGTTTTTCGCTCTTGAACGGCATTTTCTTCTGGTTTTTTAGTTAAATCCATTTTAGGTACTTCTTCGGTAACCTTTTCTTGTTTTTTCTTTAAATCAATTTTAGCTATTTCTTTATTAGCTATATCTAATTGTTTTGGTTTTTTAGGTTTAACTTTTCCTTTTAAAGAAAAGTCTCCCTCTTGTTTTACTGTTTCTTCAGCCATAATATAATATAATTAAATAATTAATACTAAATAGTTGGTTGTTGCCCACCTTGAGCTTCAAAATCAATAGGTAGAAGATCATTTTGTCTTTGATCTATCATTTGACTTTGCTGTGTGCCAGCTATTCTTGTTCTTTTATCCTTACGATCTTCAATCATTTGCTCTTTGTTTGATTCACGTTGGTTTTTCATTTGCTCTAATTGTAACTGATAATTAAATTCTTCAGCCATCAATTGTCTTTTTATTTCCGCCTCAGTTTGCATACGCTGTATTTCAAATTGAGACTTAGCTTGTTCTAAGTTAACTTTTTCAGCAGTTAAAGCTTGTTGTTTTTGAACCTCAGCTTCAGCCGCGTGTTGTGCTGCTTGAGTATTAGCTTGAGCTTGTTGTTGAGCTGCTTCAGCTTGCATTTGTCTTCTCTTGCTAACTTACGTTTACGTTTCATTTTTAGCATTTGATTTGCTAATTTTAAATTACGTATTTGTCTTATTTCTATTGCATCTTCTAAATCAATACCTCCTCCAGACAACGCTATTTGTATGTTTTGTTCTAGTGTAGCTTTTTCTTCTTCGTCTGGTTCTAAATCTAGGAATATACCAAAATCATGAAGATTAAGAGTATCTATTTCTTTTAAAGTAATAGCATTGAAATTAGTTATACTGTTTTTTAAAGATTCTGCAGTTAACGGATAATCTAACATATCTCCTACTTTTTTAGAAATATTTTCACAAGCTCTAAGAGTTAAAAACAAACTAGCGTTGTTAATGTGTTTAGTAGCTATATTAGATGCTTGAGCAGCTAGTTTTTGTAAACCTACTAAAGTATCTTTATCCTGTAGCGTTCCGTCTCTAGCTTCGTTTAATCCGGTCACATCTCTTATCATTTGTAAATAATAATTATACGTGCTAATTAAACTTTGTATTTTTGCTTGACCACCTGATGTTTGTAATTCTTGAACTGGTATCTTACCTCTATTTAATTCACCATCTTGAGTCAATGATCTACCTACAACAGAACCCGTTTGAAAATACATGTTCAATGCTTCAGCTGGATTATAATTAGTACCGTTTCCTAAATCAACCTCAGCTAACCCATCCATATCTAAAAACACACCATCCGGTACCATTCTAGCTATAACTTGTTGAAGTTTTAAATGAGTTATTTGAATCATGTCTGCAAACCCAGTAATTCTATTCACAGTAGAATCAATTCTCCCCTTATACATTCTTGGAGCACATATAGCATAGTTCATTTCTACTTTAGTAGTATCAGCCATTGGTCTAGTCATGTTAGGACATAATTCCCATCTTAGCATTATATCAGTACCTAAAACCTTAACACCTCTATATAATGTTTCTATAGTTCTACCTACTCTTTCAAAATTTTCATTTTGTGGTGGGTTAAATGTGTCTGGTTTTTCAATAGCTTTAAATAAACCATTAGGAGTTTCTTTAATTTTAAATACTTGATCACTATATGTTTTATATTCAAAATATAATAATGGAACAGCGCTTTCGTCCCACGGTCCATTACCATATCCGTACATATAACTTTTGTTGCCTTGATATTCTTGAATTTTTAATAATTCATCATCTGAAATATTAGGAAATTGTTTAGCTATTTCTGGTAAAGTAACAGCTTTAAATTCGCCTACATAATAAATATCTTCAAAATTAGGATCTTCTGTATAAGAATATACTAGATAAGCTGGATCTACATAATCAACGGTTATTCCATTAGATATATTAAAATCTGTTTTAACAGCTCCTATACCGCATGTAACTAGATCGTAGTTAACTCTTCTTCTTATTAAATCCCATCTATTTACATCTAGTACTTGATTTATAACTTCTTCTTCTGCAATCTCCACGCTTTGTTTGTATGATAACTGCATGTGTAACTCTAACTCATCAGGTGTTTGAGGCATTTGAGCTTCCGGTATATTTGTATTAAATAAATTTTCACCTAATTGAGCATTTATTTTTTCCATTGTTTCTCTAGCAAAAATATCTTGAGCTAATAACTCTGCATAATTAGTTCTTTTTTGAAGAGATGCTGGATCTTGAGCAAAAGCATTTATATCATAATCTTTATTAGAAATACCGTTAGTTAATATGTCTACAAATTTAGAAATAATAGGAACAGGTTTCCAGTCTAAATTTAAATAAGATAAATCACCGTTGATAGATAATTCATCTTTATATTTTTGAGTAGGTTGTTCTCCTCTTGCGTATAATCGCAATCTATTATAATTGTTCCAACTAGTTAAGTATCTATTACCATTAGTTCTACCTTGGTTGAACCACTCCTGCTCTATAGCTTGGGCCACTTGCTGACCATATTCCCAGCTTGCTTTTTCTGCGTCACTAACCACTTGGCTAGGGAAAATACTACTACCGTTGGTGTATATACTTTTCATTTAATCTATAATTTTTGATAACTGACCCTTATTATCATATTTTTTTATTCCTAAGTCATAATTTTGTCTAATAAGTTTAGGCACAGGTCGATATTTATTTTTATTACAAGCCATTAAAGCTAGACCTGAACTAATAGAAGCATCATGAGTTGTTCTATTATTTATATCAAATCTTGCCCAATCTTCTAAAGTTCTTTGAAAATAAACATCACCATAACTACCATCATCTCTTAAACCT